ATGATAATTTACGTAGAGAGTGAGATTACCTCTCTCAGAATTTGCTGCAAATAGTACATTATCAACAACGGCAGTTACACCAGAAGTTTGTCCTGTAATTTTTGTTCCAATTAGTTGAGAAACATATGCCTCAACAGGAACTCCCAAATAAGAATTGTTTAATTCAACCGCATAATATTGTGCATTATATCCGGTATTCCCTGGAATAACTTTTGCACCCTCTTTGAAAAAATGCTGCCCAAATTTTTCAATCTGATTTTGTAAAATTGATTGTAAGGTTGTGAGTTCTCTTGCCTGTACGGGATATCCAGGTTTAAATAGAACCTTAGAATAATTGTTGTCAGAATTAAAATCATCAAAGTATGGATATACGTTGAGATTAGTTTGTTGAGGCATAATTTCTTAGAATTGCAAAATAACTTTGATATCTTCTTTTTGATTTGATGATCTGGTGATTGACGGTCTATTGTCAACGTAAATTATATTGCCAGAATATTTTTTAACTTCAGGATTTGCCAGACCATTTGCAAAAGATTGACCTAAGTAATATGTTCTATTATTTATTACAGTAGAAATACCCGTAAATGTTGTACTAATTGAAAGAGTTGTAGTACCATTAGTTGGTATAATTGACAAACTTCCACCCGTAGATGGAGAACTTGTAAAACGATTTAAGTTAAATCCATATGGAGGAGTGGTCTGTGCTGTTCCGACTGTATTAAATCCTGCAACTGATCGGTCTTGCCAATACTTTAAAACTCCGGTTGTTTGATCATAATTTATAACTCTTCCAGCAGCAGTAACACCAGTTCCAATTGTCTGAGTAATATAACTATCTGCCACAAAAGTTGCTGAATCATATCCAATTCCTGTGAGTCTTAGGGCATAAACTGCACTTGCCTTATCCAGAGACATAATTTGTGTAGATCCAAATGATTTTGGATTCTGAACAATTCCAACTCGTGCAATTTGATTTCCAGTTATAAAATCTGGATTTTGAACATCATTTTCAATTCTTGAATATAAAAGAACGTTAATTGCACCAAGTTCTCGATAGATATCATATCCGTGACCTCCTTGAGGTGGAATAATGACATTAAAGGTAGGTCTCGTGGTTCCTGTTGGAAATTCACCAGAAATTAAATCAACATTTCCATAAGTATATCCAGATCCTTGATTAGATACTGTAATTGACTGGACTTTTTGATCATTATCAACTACAATTGTACACTCTGCTCCACTTCCATCACCTTTGATGGGAACTCTTGTATAAGTTCTATTTGCTGTTCCTAAACCAACTCCTCTATCTGTAATTGTTACAATTTTGAGAGACCCATCTATTGCATTATTTCTAACTGCCGCACTTTCAGAACTTGTTTCCCAATCTGAAGGAACAGGTATAAAGTCTGTGGATTCAAATTTTACAATTTCACTTGGTTTAATAGTATAAAGGTATTTCCATATATATTCATCTCCAGAAGAACCAGCAGACCTTGGTTCTAAATCTGTAAATGTTGGTTCATCAAGAGATGGTTTCCCTGTAGGATTATCTGGACTAATTCCGTTATGTAAACAGATATAAACACGATAATCACTATTGATTACATAATAATTTGCTGAATATAAATTAGTTGCTCCCGATATTGGAGCCGTGTTTGAACTGCTATAGTCGTGACGATACATATCATAAACAGTTCCAGAAGACCAAAATCTTCTTTGAATCACCAATCGAGCATCACTTGCATTAATTTTTTTCAATGCAATCATTGTATCCCAATAATTATTCTCCTCATTAAAATTGTCCTTTGGTGAAGGAGGACTTGTATCCCAATCTGATTGAAAATCTGTTGGATTTGGGAGACCAATAAATGTATAATAAGAGTTTGTTCCAGTGCTTATTCCAGAAACAAAATTCTTTGCATTCAAAATTCGAATTTGATCAGTTATAATTGCTGCCATTTTATGATAGTTTTTATCTATTTATGAAATATAGTTCAAATATTTTAATGGAATTTTTCTAGATGCAATTGATCCTGTTGAAATTCCAGTAAATCCATTATTAGTGTATGCGCCATATGAATTTTCTTTAGATCTAGATGAAAGGTTGATTTTTCCCCAACTAAATTCACCATAAAAATTGCTATAACCAATTCCAGATAGTCCATTATAACTAGAGACACTTACTGTCACTTTTGCAACATAAGTAATACCAAATCCAACTGTAGAAGTTTGTGCTATTGAAACTGCTGCCACCTGATACACATTATCCAGGAAAGTTGATCCAATTCCAACAGTTGATCCTAAAGAATTGAGTGAAGTTACTCCAGAACCAACATTAGAATTGTATATAACAAAATAATATCCTGTTTGTATTCCACTAATTGTGGTAACTCCAGTTATTGATAAATTTCTTAAAAATGAATTTGGTGAAATTAATAAATCAAATACTAATCCAGTTGAAGCAACCCCTACAGAAGTTGTTGAAATTCCAGATATAATTCCAAAATCTCCTTCATAAGAAATTACAGTATCATCTTCATAAACAAAAGTCGGAGATTCAATTAATACCTGTGGAACAGCAGTAGATATATACCCACTTCCCTCAAATGTAACTGCAATTCCTGTTACAACTCCACCAGATATGGTTGCAGTTGCAAGAGCAGTATTTTGTGCTGCTGTTGTTCCAAATCCAATTGGTTGAGAAATTGATACTGTTGGTGTGATTACATACCCACTTCCACCATCACTAATGACAATAGAAGTGACCGTTCCTCCAGAAGAAACTATGGAAGTCGCAGTTGCTCCTACTCTACCATCTTGAGATATTAATGTAATATTTTTTTGGAAGTTTAGAGATACATTATTTTCATTAATTGGATTAAAGAATGGACGAATGTTATCAACATAAATGACTGTAGAACCAATTCCAACAGATTGAATTAAATATGCTGTTGGGTAAATCAGAGGTTCATATAGAATTCTATTCTTTCCAATTATTTGTTCATTAATAATTTTATCTTCGGTTTGTCGGCACCAAACAACTGGTCTTAATAAATTTGAGTCACTTGTATTGCCCGGACCAAAATATGGAAGTGTATCAACAGTATTTGTAGATGTAACACTAGTAACAGTTCTTTCATCTTCTTGGAAAGTTGCTGGTTGTCCAATAGAAGGATCATAACCAATAGTTAAATCATCACCCTCCTTTACGGTTTCTAAAATATTTCTTTCTATTACATCAATAGAACCACTTCCCTTATAGAAGAGTATTTTTGAAGTGTCTCCTGCTTTTGGTGCCTCTGTAAATGTAATAATACTTCCACCATTAAAAATATAACCACCTCCAGGTATTTGTAAAATATCATTAATAAAAATCAATAAAACATCCTGAACATCTACAGGTGATCCTGGTGCAGAACGAATTGAAATAAGACTTCCAGAGACTGTGATTGGAAATTCTGTTCTAGATCCATCAAACAATGCATCATAATTATCAAGAACTTGTAATTCACCAATTGACCATCCAGAAAATTCATCGGTATATGTTTCTTGAATTGAAAGTTGAAATTCTCTAAAAGATGCAGATCCTGTAGTTGGAATTCCTGTTGTTCCACCAATTGCAACAGTTAAAATTTGTTCCTGCCCATATCCATATCCAAGATTTGTAATTTCAAAATCAATTACACTTGAACCCTGTCCTACCACAATACTTGCAGTTGCATTACCACCATTTCCAGAAACAGAAGAAGCACTATAAATTAATGATATGTCTGAATATGAGAGTGGTGAATCAATAATTACTTCTGGTGGATTAGTGTAAGTATATCCCGTTCCTGGATTTGTAATTGCAATACTCACAATATTTCCATTACTTACCGCAGCTGTTCCAATATATTGAATGCTCGGTGTTCCTGTGGATGAAGTTGTCACACCAACTCTTACACTGGTTTGTATTCCAGACCTATATCCAGAACCACTATTTCCAATGCTAATTGCAGAAATTGTTCCTGCAATAGAAACTGTAACGGTTGCACCAGCAGAAACAAGTGGTTGATATCCAAATCCTTCCGTCGATCCAACGGATACAATAATTCCACCTCTTGGAAGAGTTGAAACGTTTACATCATATGAAACTGATGATGCCGTTCCAGTAAAACTAATACTTGTAATTCCTAAATTTTCTGATAAAGTATAATCACCATTTAATCCCGGTCCTTGGAAAATATCATTAATTAAAATAACCGCATTTTCATTACTAATTCCAGTCACACTGGATCCACTTGAAGTAAGAGTAAAATCACTTTCACTACCATTAAACTTGTTAGAAATATCATCAAAAACGTAATTTTTGGAATATGTTTCATCATTCGAATTTGGAGTTCCTGATCTTAAGAATACTCTTCCTTGAAAAGTGGAAGATACTGATATTCCAGTCCAATCTATTTCATCTGGTTCGTTTGTAGGTGAACTTAATGGAATATTTCCATATGGAGCTTCGGAGAAGTTTAGAGTGTTGTTTATAATATTGTAATTTCCAAATACTTTGGTAATCAGAGTTCCAGTAGAGTGTCCTACAACAGTAGTCCCCAACCAAGGTCTCTTAAGAAGAATTGCATTTGTGGATCCAATTCCTACACCATCAATTCTCATAATTTCATCATCAATTTTGATTAAATCTCCACCAAAAAATGATGTGATTCCTGTAAAATATGCAATATCTTCAGATATTAAAAGTTGTTTAGACAATGAGGACGTAATCGCACTGGATACAACAGGAGATTGAATTAAATTATCAATAGCAACAATAACCTTTGCATTTTGATTGGTTGCATTAAATGTATGGGAAGATCCAATACCAACAGAAGTAAAATTGAGAACTTCTGGAATTGACTTCAGTGCATTTTGAGCACTAGAAGCTAGTTTTATCAAATTGCTACTTACTTTTACAACATAAACCGTTGCTGGTAACTTATCAGTAGTTCCAATTCCAACAAAACTAGTTGATGCAATTCCAATTGCCTGAGTTGATCCTGCCCCTGCATGTGAATATACAACTTCTTCTCCAGTTACCAGAAAATGGTTTGGAATTGTTATTGTATTGTTCAGTATATTTACAATCTGAGAATCACTTCCATCAAAATTTCTTCGGAATATATCATCAGTTTTATGTTGAAGATTAAAATCTTTCTTTATGCTTCGTTCAGTTCCTTCATAGGTATTGCTATCTGTGACTATAGAAGAATTTGTTAAATCAATTTCTGTAATATCACTTGCTTCATCTGCAATTTGTAGGGCATTCATAAATGATTTTACCTGGACTTCAATATTTGGATTTGGAGTGAAGGTAATTTTTGTATATGTGTCTGTTCTCGACACACCAACCGTTCCAAGTCCAGATGCAGTTTCTATATTTGCAAATTCAGTAATAAAAGTATCTATAGAATTGTGAAGAACTATAACCTCAGATAACTGATGATGATTGTTTACAGTATCTGATGCTTGAACCAAGAAATGAGCACAGTCATAATCAAAATTATCACTGTTAATATTAACATATTGTCCAACCGGAGTCGCAATTGGAGATGTTGATGATGCAATTGAAGTTGTTCTTGCTTCTAACAATGAATACTTCATGTCAAAAGTTCCTACACCAGTATATGATGTATTTGCAATCGAGATGTGTAAAGTATTACAGGTTACTGCTAGTCCAGTATTTGGAATAAAATCAACAACTAGATTTGAACCAGAAAAATGTGGGTTGTAGGTACCAAGTCCAGAACTTGAATATGGGAGAACAGAATTATTTGTTAATTGTCCATATTCTAAAAATTGAATATTTGACCCATCGTGAATGATATTCAACTCATCAAATTCATATTGCCCATTACTTGCACTAATTTCAACTAAAACTTTTGCCGAAGTATATGTATTCGCAATACTTACAATTGTACAAGTGGATCCTACCGAAACTGAGGATACACTTGTTCCTACTATATTTACAATTCCACCATAATTTGCACTACTAACACCAGACAAAACACCTTTTACATTATAAGCAATGATAGAAACGTTATAATCGTTTATAATATATTTTATTGGATAAAATTCTAATATCCCATCAGTACCTTGAATACTGAAATCGAAGGATCCCAAATCATTGACACTATAAACCTTTGCATATTGATTTAAAAACCCAGTTGCATCATTGTGCAAAAGTGTGACAAATTCACATTGCCTTTCATCAGTATATCTCTGATCTTTTACGTATATGAGATATTTTTGTACTCTTGCATCCGATAATTTAAATCTATGAATATCTGAATAACGAGTTGCTCTTGGATTACTATTAAATTGTGAACTAATATCATCGATTGAAAGCACTCTATTTCCTACCGATTCTTGATAATCCTGAAGAATTCGACTTGCAAATATAATTTCGTCAGAAAATGATGAATTTCCAATTTGTAAAGAATTTTCTTTTACCAAGTCAAAATCATAAACACAGTTTAAATTTGCGCCTCCAACAATATTATTCAGAGTTTCAAAAGATGTTAAATTTGTAGATAGTCCTACTATCAGTGAATTGCTAGTAATTTCTGCAAAAGTAGATGGAGTTTCTAATTGATAATCGGCAAATTTTCTAAATCCTGCAGTATGATTCAGTGTACTTACTACATCATTCCAAGTATCATAATCTATTTTTGATTTTATTGAATATGAAAAATTTTGATAATAAAAACTATCTTGTATTTTTTGCAAATTATCATTCAAAAATCCTGCATTAATCTGCCAACCCTTTTCAACTTTAGAGGTTGCTCCCGTTTCAAAGAAAGAATCTGTTCTTTCAATAGAAGTTATATTTCCTTGAGTTTTAGAAGTAAATCCTTTAATAATAGATCCAGAATAAAAATTATCGTTTGAACTTACGGTAAGTAAATTGTTTTTTGGATCCCAATTTTCAACTATTCCTGTAGAAGAATTTGATGTTGCTGTTTCACCGGTTAAAAAATTATTTTTAGATAGAATTGGATTGAAAGTTGGGAAATATTTTTGTGGAATAATTCTTCCGGATGAATTGGTTGAACTATAATTTCCAGGAATTTCTGATGCATCTAAAAATTCGGCAAGACTATAACTTACAGATCCTATTCCACCTAAATTCGGAGTTACAGAAGTAAGTGTGAATAAATTATAATTATAGTCTTTAGAATTATATCCCTTTCCAGTGGATCCGACTCCCACACTTACATTTTCAATTAGAACTTTATCATTAACTTGAAATGGGAATGAATTTGCCGTACTAAATCCTACAG